TAACTAAGAATTACACAGTTTTCCACAGATAGTAACCCTAATCTGTGGAAAAGTAGTATAAATTAGGGTTTAAATGGTATAATAAATAATAGTTTGCTTTCTATATCTTTTCCACAAAGGTGTTAATAAAGGGGGTGTAATCTGTGGAATAAGTGTTAATTAGTAGAGATATTATGTGGAATAAATGTTAGTTTTGGTAGTGATCTTAGCGAGCGTATTATAACACGAACGCCCGTAAATTACAAGACCCTCGTTATTACTTTGTAACCTCACAGTTATTGTTACAAACCCCTGATAATTACACATCAATTATTGACAGTTTTCCACAGATGATTTATAATACATAGTAACACCCAAACTCTTGTAATCTGCCATGTTTGATTATCATTTAGCAGACACACAGAAAGTATATCAAATCACACTAAATCTGTCAGTTGATGATGACTTTATTCCAGAGAATATTAACTGGCATAAAGTATTACAATTGAATGATTATGAGCAGTGCGAAAGTGTTATCGAAGAAAGGTAAATTGGCAGTCTTTGAGTGTTACTTATGCGTTACACAGTTGTTGACAAATACTGTGTGATATTATAGAATGTAAGTATAACATAAGGTGCGTATTTTGCAGTGACTTAAGTAACAACGAACGAATGCTAATATGCCATGCGTAAATGATGCGTATTTGGCAGGTATTAGGGTGCTTATGTGTTAGCGGTGCGGCGGGCGTGTCCAAAAAAAGCAAGAGACCCTAACCTACAGAGGTGACAAATCGAGAGAGAAATATCAATATAAAAAAATTTTTGGTGGCCAAAATTCGCCTTATTACCTTTTTTTATTATTATGTTTAGTGATGTATTTGCCATTAAATTCGCCCAAATAAAAGTAAGTAATTGGGAGAAGAAAAAAGATATCATATTAAAGAATGCAGGGGAGTTAATATATGAAGATCACCCAAAGGGAGAATTTTTAGAGACAAATTTTGCGGAGGCCATAAGTTCAGCAGATAAGATGAATGTTAGAGATATACTTGCAGAGGAATTAAATGAGTTTATGATAGGGTGTGGGGGAAGAGTAACACTGAATGGGTCATGGGTAGAGAGAAGCACAAAGGGTATGTTTCATAGTATTCATAACCACGGAGCACTGGGGTATTCTGCTGCCTGTTATGTTTGCTATGACCCTCTAGTGCATACGCCTACTCAGTTCGTGGCACCATTTAATAATCCAATTAGTGGTATGGTTACCCAATATGAACCTGATGGTATAGAGGAAGGAGATCTAATATTATTTCCTTCTTACTTACCTCACTATACTAAACCTAATCTTTCAGATAAAGAAAGAGTTGTTCTATCATTTAATTTAAAGTGTTTCTAAATACAAAAAACCAAATAAACATGCAAGATGTAGACGATACAACTTATCATATCTACTTAAAGGATAGACCCATTTATTATAATCTATCCGAGGAAGACTTTGAGGAAAAATGGCAACTATTAAATGTCATGATTGAACTTATTACGAGTGATTATACAGAAGAGGATTTATCATATATTAAACTCGCACCAAAGATAGGAGTTGGAGGGCCAGGGAAAGTTATAGAAGAGCATTCTTATTGACATATACATAGATTTGAATTATAATAAATGAAGCGAGCTACACAGTATGGCTAAAGGATTTAAAGTAAAGACAGTTGCACCAAAGACTCAAGAACCAACATGGGATATTGATGCAATTAAAGCAAGAATGAAAGGTAAGGCAATTGTCTTCTGTTTACCAGGCAGAGGATGTTCTTATATCTTTTTAAAGAACTTTGTGCAACTATGCTTTGACATGGTTCAGAACGGAATGAGTATTCAGATCAGTCAGGATTACTCTTCTATGGTAAACTTTGCACGTTGTAAGGTATTAGGTGCAAATGTATTACGTGGCCCAAAACAAATTCCTTGGGATGGGAAACTTACATATGACTATCAGTTGTGGATTGACTCAGACATAGTGTTCGATACTAACAAGTTCTGGCAGTTATGCGATCTAGCAATTGATAAAGACGGTAATGAAAAAGAGATTGCTGCTGGATGGTATGCAACAGAGGATGGGTCTACCACTTCTATTGCTCACTGGTTGGAAGAGGATGACTTCCGCAAGAACGGTGGTGTGATGAATCACGAAACCGTTGAGACCATGAGTAAGAGGAAGAAACCTTTTACTTGTGATTACACTGGTTTTGGTTGGGTGTTAATTAAGAATGGTGTATTTGAGAAACTCGAATATCCTTGGTTTGCTCCTAAGATGCAAATCTTTGAATCGGGTGAGGTTCAAGATATGTGTGGAGAAGACGTATCGTTCTGTTTAGATGCACAAGATAGTGGTTACGAAATCTGGGCGGACCCTCGTATTCGTGTAGGCCACGAAAAAACTCGTGTTATTTAAAATTAACAAACAACTCAAGACCGAAGAGTTATGGGATCTCGCTTCTGAGATCCTCACCGAACTCTCTCGGAGAGATAATGTCTCTTATCGGATACAGGCAACACCCGAATCCGTTGAAAATAAATTAGAATCTTTACAATGATGAATCTTATAGCAATTGTTGGATTAGGTGTCGTATTAGGCATCATTCTAGCAGTTTACATATTAAATCTTTATAACCCACATGATTAAGGAGGTGAATTAAATGGCAAAAGCATCAAGCGGTTTAAGTGG